CGAACGTGGAGATTGGCGTTTGTGTAACGCCCCTTGGTTGTTTTAAAGTCGGTGTGCCCTTTGGTGCGCATGATCGCTTCAAATACCTTCTGTGATTGTGTCATCACGTTCCTTTCGTGCCCCAATCGGGCATTGTTTCGTTTGCATCCAAATTACGAAGTATTGCGTTCAGTTCATCAAGCTCTGCCACTGCAAAGTTGCGACTGCAATAAGCGTTCCAAAACCATGTGGCTTCTTCCCAAAGGCACTCTTTGAAAAGCCGATCCTGCACAAACGAGCCTGGGCTGTTTGGCATGTAAAGCCGTCTTGGATTGTTGATCTCAGCCTTCATGGCCGATGCGATGGCGGTGTAGTTCATGACGACCACCCGTAGAACAGGCAAGCGGCCAAGCCAATGCCAATGGCGATGACGGTGAGGTAGTCGAGGAGGGTTTCAGTGTGTTGTTTCATGGTGGTTTCCTTGATGGGGCCGAAGCCCCGGTTGGTTGTTAAGCAGCGGCCTTATCTGCAAATACGCGCTGCGCTTCTGTTCCTTGTGCAATAAACTCATCAGAGCCGTAAGCTGGATCAACCTCGCCCCAATATGTCCAATCAACATCTTTACCGGCAGCAAACGCTGCGTTAACACGGGCAGCCAGACGCTCGGCCTTGGCAGATGCTTCTTCGCGCAGATCAGGAAAGCAAGAATCGCCAGTCTCTTCGCAAACCAAACTCTCAGTGCCGTTGAAAGTTGCAACGTGACGGAAGCGACGACCAGCTTCGTTCTCGATCAAAACGTAATACTGATCGGCGATGAATGGATGACCATCGCAGCTATAACCTGCGTTGAAGAGATCAGATGCTACGTAAGCGGTGTAAGTTGTGTTCACGGTCAGCTCCTTGCTGGTTGGTTGTTGGTAGGCCTCCAGTATAACTCGATTTCCCACAATCTCACACATTTATTATTGGGATAAACCCTTATAACGATGTCACCTCCACATCGTGCGGCTTGCGCTTCCCGTCCAGCAGCTCATGCAGGCGTTTCTCAGTCAGGCGGTGGCAGCGAATCATGGCTCGTGCAGGCAGCACATCCAACAGCCCAGCGTAATCCTCCAGCACAGCACGCACGGCTTGGATGCCAGCGCCATCCAGCCGGATCGCGCTCCCAGCGGTGTTGCGCTTCCCGGCCATGGCCATCGCGGTGATGGCATCCATCAGCAGCCCCGACGAGTCCTCGCACACTTGCATCGTCTCGATCAGGGTCTCCATCAAGTTGACCGCATCCGACACCACCCGCCAGTCGTCAGTCGTGGGGCTTGGCGCTTTTTCCATGGCGGCCAGGCCTTCGTACATCCGTGTCAGCTGGTGCGTGCGGTACTCAGCAGGCAGCGGCTCGGTCGGGCTGGCCATCAGCTCGTCGAGCATGGTGTAGTGCTTGGGCCTTTGGGCCGGGCGGCGCTTCCCGGCCTTTTTTGTCATGCCTTCACCTTCTCAGACTGGCGTGCCAGCTCCAACTTGATGCAGTGCAGAATCTGCGCGGCCAAAGTGCGGGTGTTTTCCTCGGCCATCTTGCGCAGCTCGATCTCCACATCCGCAGGCAGCCGCAACGTCATGTAGCGGTCTTTGATTTTGTCGGTCGGCATCAGTCAGTCCCTCCAGCGTTGGCGATCGTCTCCTCGAACATGTCCGTCGTCGCACCAGCTCCGGCCAGCTCGATGGCCGTGCCACCAGTGAGCAGGCTCACCAGATCATCCTGGCCAGCCACCTCGATGTCGAAACGGGTCTGGGCGGCGTACTTGATCGCCTGGGCCTGGTTGCTTGCGCGAATCAGGCGGTGCTTGTTGGTCTCCACATCGGTGACCAGGTAAATGCGTGTGCTCATTGTTTTCTCCATCAAAAAGGAATGTCATCAAACCCAGAACCTTGTGGTGCTGGAGCTTGCCGCGGTGCTGGCGCTTGCCGTTGTGCTGGAGCAGCCCGTTGGCCATCGCCAGAACCTTCAGACACAAACTCAAAGTCGGCCAGGCGTGCGACCATCTTGGCGTTCATTGTTCCGTCGTTTTTTGTGTAGGTATGGATGTGCACATCTTCCAGATACGCCACGATCTGCTTGCCTTTTGTCAGGTAAGGCGCCATCGGCTCGGCACGCTGACCCCATATCGAGGCATCAACCCACTGCGTCGGGCGTTTGCCGTCCTCACCCTTCTTGCCGTAGGTGAATGCCAGGGTGACATTGGCCACAGCCGTGCCACCTGGTGTAAATCGCACCTCAGCGTCTTTGCCGATGCGTGCCAGTCCTTGTGCTTTCATGATTGCTCCTTCAGTTTGTAAACCCGAACAACCCGAGCATGGGCCGATGGGTGGGTTGCTTGACAGTATCCAATTGCCTCAAAGGTGTCACCCTTCAAGACCGCGCCCCATGTGTTGGGGTGGTAATCGGCAGGCAGCTCCACACGCTCCCTAACCTCGTTGATGGTGACTTGGCCAGTGGCCTCGGCCACCTCGACCGCAACCGATCTGGCATAAGCCAGCCAGTCCTCGCGGCCCATGGCAACCCGTGCCAGGCCAGCGTCGCGCAAGTCGCGCCCGTTCATGCTGACCTCGCTTTCAACATGGAGTCGGCCACCTCATATGCGTATTTACCAACCCAACCACCAACCTCATCAATGGCAATACTTGCTTGGTCTGAATTTGTGATGATCGCCTGCATTGCATTGGCAGCAAAATAGTCGCGCAGGGTCATGCCTTGCGTCAAATTTAGATGCGTTGGAAACGCTGGCCCGCCTGTGTTTGTGTTGCTCATGACTGCTCCTTGTAGGACTTGATGAACTCGACCTCGCGCTCAATGTCTTCCAGGAACTTGACCACCTCGGCCTCCAGTTCCTTGATGGCCTTCTCGTCACGCATCACCCGGCGAATGATGAGCTGGGCGTTTTCTGGAAAATCTGTGTTGTAGGATGCGAAGTCACACCACTCGCGCTCGGCCACCCAGAGCTGGCCTTGCACCTGCCAGCGATAAGCCGTAGGGCACTTGCCTGGCTCAAGCCGCAAATACTCCAGGTGGGTCTTTGGCATCGGGCACTTGTATTCGGTCATCCCGTCCTTGCCGACCAATCCATCAGGACTTACACCGACCTGTAGCGTGTCGTGCATACAGAACCCAATCTCGGTTACAAATTGGCCAGTGTGTGCCTCGTATGCCGACCGTGCGAAAGGCTCACGCTCTGTGCCCTGCTCCATGGCAAAGGTGGTCTTAAACTCTTCACGCACTCCGGTAATGCGCTCCAATGCCAAGGCGGTCAGGTAAGTGGATCGGGTTGCCCCGCCACCCTTGGCCATGATGTCACTGAACTTGGAGCCGGATGGCACGCCAACACGCGCCTGCTTCCACTCGTCGGTGCCTTGATCTGCTGTGATGATTCTCATGCTGCTGACCCCTGATCGTCAGCGGTCTTGGCTGCCTTCTTCAGGGCTGGGCCTTGGGCTTGCCAGAAGGCCGCCTTGTGCGAAGATTTTGGCAAAGCCTGGAACGCTGCGGCCAGTGCTTCGCTACCTTGCAGGGCGGCCTCACGCATGGCCGGCAGGGTGGCAGCCTCGAACTCGCCATAACCAGCCACAGGAGCAGGTGTGCGCTTGCTGGCAGCGTTGCCATCATCATCTTCTGGAGCAATACCGCAAGCGGCCATCAGGCTGTAGCGGCGTGCATAAGTCAGGGCACTGCCATAACCCTGGGCGTCGTGCTTAACCGCTGGAACATGCAACTTGCCAGCCGAGAAGATCTCCCCGGACTCGTGAACAAAGACAGTCTCGACCATCACGCCAGCCTCACATTCGTGCGTCTGTTGCACCAGGGCAATGCCATTGTCGTTGAGTGAATCCATCACCGCCTCGACGCAAGCTGCCAGATCTGCATAGCGGCTTTTGAAGTGCGGGTTGCTTGAGGACTTGAGCGCAGGCCCAAAGGCTTTCTGGGCTTTCACCAGTGCTGCTGCTATCTGCTTGATTTCCATCGTGTTTACCTTTCGTGGTTGGTTGTGGTGAAACGTATCATACACCATTGCAAAATAATTTTATAAATTCATCGAAAATAAATTTTCTTGCTTGTTACAAATTTCTGTTATAGTCCAGCCCATGACAAAAGATGACACCTACTACCTTCAGGTCTATCACTTCGCCCACAAGCAAGCAGGCAGCTACGCAAAGCTGGCCAAAACCCTTGACGGCGTGAGTGGTCCGGCCGTGCAAGCCTGGGCTAAGAACGGCGTGGCTTACAAATGGCGGCCAGTGCTGGAAAAGAAGTTTGGACTTGCTTTCCGAAAGCACTTGAATGAGCTCATCGGCTGAGGTAAAGTATTTGTGAACACGGCTAGGTTAGCTCCCGAAAAGACGATTCTTCACCGTCCTGCCGATGTTTCTTTCGTGAAGTGAACCGATGAAGTAAGGTTAAAATGCATTACTACCAGTTCAATATTGGCGACTACAAAAGTCACACTGAACACCTATCAGAACTTGAAGATCTGGCCTACCGGCGCATGCTGGATTGGTACTACCTTCACGAAACCCCCTTGCCTTTGGAAACCAGCGAGATCGCAAGACAGATCAGGATGCGAACGCATACCGATTGCATTGCGGTCGTTTTGCAAGAGTTCTTCATTCGCACTGAAACCGGATGGGCAAACCACCGGGCAGATCAGGAAATCGCCAAAGCTGGAGAGAAGTCTAGCAAGGCCAGCGAGAGTGCCAAAGCCAGGTGGAGCAAGCAGAAAGATGCGAACGCAATGCGAACGCATAGCGAAAGCAATGCTACACAAGACACATTACACAATACACAAGACACAGAACACAAGAAGAAAGCAACTGTCGTTGCAGCGCCTCACGGCGTGTCTGATTCTGTTTGGCAAGACTTTGTAAAGCATCGCAAGGCAAAGAAGGCCCAGGTCACTCAGACCGTCATTGATGGCATCCAGCGCGAAGCAGACAAAGCAGGCTGGCCACTGGATGCAGCCCTTCGTGAGTGCATCACCCGCAACTGGCAGTCATTCAAAGCCGATTGGGTGGCAGACAAGAACCTCAGCCAGACCGGGCAAATGAACCAGCGCGTGGCCTCTGGCCTGACCCGTGGACTTATCGGAGGTGACAACCATGTCAACCTACTCGGAAACTGATTTCTGCACACCAGACCAAGGGCTGGATTACATCTTCGGCAGGATGATGGCCATCTTCGGGGCCACATTCAACCGACACTTTGATGGCATTGATCCAGGCTTCGTGCGGCAGGAGTGGAAAAAGCAGCTCGGATCTTTCCTGACCTACAGGCCGAGCATGGACTTTGCCATTGAGAAGCTGGAAGGCGAGTTTGTGCCCAGCGCAATCAAATTCCGGAACCTTTGCAACACCGGCCCTGCAATCCCAAGAAAACCAGTCATGGCCATTGAAAAGCAACTGACACAAAAAGAGAAAGACGAGATTGAGCGAAACAAAAAAATCGCACTGGCAAAACTGGCAGAACTGCGCAGGCAATACAAAGGCGAGGCATGACATGCAAACAATGCGAATCATCGAAACAACAGCCGCACAGTGGGGCGTATTCGTTCAAATGCGTGGAGTGCTGCTCCAGGCTGGTCATCAGCACCAGGCCAGACAAGCACCTGGCTGCATCCATGCTGGCGGCCATCGAGCGCTTCCCAGACAATCCTGGCCGGGATCGCATCTTGGAATCCGTCCGCCAGGCATTGACGAAACCCCCCTCAGCCTCGACGAGTGCTGGATCGCAGTGAGGAATGGCTTATGAGCAATTTATCTCGAATTGTTGATGAAACAGCAAGGGCGCAAAAACTGCGCGAGTGCGAATTGTGCAAATTAGCCAAAGAACCTAAAGGCGGCGTTGAGGTTCGCCAAAAGTGGCACTGTGCCCAATGTTGGGTGAAGGCAATGCAAAGGATGCACAAGTGAACCGCTTAACCATGACCATGTTTGAGCCAGTCCAGGCCCACAAAGCCCTGACACAGACCATCTGGCCAGCAATTAAGGCCGCAATCATGGCTGGCCACCGGATGACAGTGGAAGTCAAATCAGAAACCCGAAGCCTGCAAGCCAATGCAAGGATGTGGGCCATGCTGACCGACGTTTCCAAGCAGGTGGACTGGTATGGCCGAAAACTGACACCAGAGGAATGGAAGCACGTTTTCACGGCCAGCCTGTCAAAGCAGGACGTCGTGCCAGGAATTGATGGCGGCTTTGTAGTGCTTGGAAAATCCACCAGCAAGATGACGAAATCAGAAATGGCCGAGCTTCAAGAGTTGATCGAGGCCTTCGGTGCGCAACAGGGCGTGCGCTTCACTGCGCCTGAGTACGTTGACCCAGAAACCGGGGAGATCACATGAAACTTACAGAGGCAGACAAGGCAGGCATTTGGGCTTTGGTTTGGCTTGGGATTGCTGGAATCGGTGCATGGTTCACGATTGCTGCAATTGTCTGGGTGCACATTAAAAGGTGGTTTTTATGACACGAGAAGACATCATCAGCATGGCGCGTGAACAAGGACTTCCAGAAACTGAAGTTGAAGGCGTATTCAGGGTTAACACTGATGACCTTGGACGCTTTGCAGCATTGGTAGAAGAGCGCACCCACACCAACAACAAAGCCCGTTGGTATCAGGAAGGCGTGGAGGCTGAGCGAAATCGAATTGACTGCGAGGCCAAAGACATCATCAAGCGGGCAGAAGCTCGTGGAGCAGCAATCGAGCGAGAGGCCTGCGCGCAAACCATTGAATCCCTTCCAGGTTGCTCTCAGTATTACCCCCATGTTCCAGATATTATTCGAGAAAGAAGCAGCACATGACAGTAAAAGCGCAAGACCATCCAGATTACGTTGGTGGCTGGATATGGACAAATCTTGAATTAACCTACATCAACTACAAAATCGAAAAGGCAATTGCGGCTGAGCGCGAGGCCTGCGCAAAACTGGCAGAGGAGCCCTATGAGTTCACCAGCGAAGAAGCCCACAAAATCGCAGCATCCATCCGAGCAAGAGCAAATGACGTCCTCTGACTATTGCAAACGCTGCAATGCCCCACACGCGCCAGCAATCAAAGTACTGGCCCGGTGCGGCCCATGCTCTGTCATCAACGGCAAATTACCGCCGACTAAGTTCATCAAAAAAGCCAAGGAGACAAAATGAGAAAAAGCCTGCACCTAACAACCGAGTTTTTCCCACGGAAGTGGCCATGCTTTGCTTTTGGATTTTTTGCTGGCGGCAACGAGTTTGTGTTGCATCTGTATCTGATCTGTTTCCGTATTCGGTGGGGGTATTGATTATGAGCAAACTCAAAACTCTGACAATTCCAAATCACCACAAAGTCAACGCAAAAGCGGTCCTGAATGAGGCCATTGACGAAGAACCAGATACTGCAATCGTGCTGTCATTCTGGTACGACAAAGGCCAATTCAAGATCAAAACATCCTCAACACCGGACCGGCTTGCGCTGATTGGGATGCTGGAAGAGGCCAAGGCCAAAGTCATTTCAGACGGGTACGCCTCATGACAACTACTCATGTCCGATCGGTCATGAAGTCGGTCATTGCCGTTGGCTTGGACCCGACCGAAATGCAGTGGTTTGACATTTCAGGCGCTGACCTGTCCACCGGCATCAAGATCGACAACCTGACGACCCACCGACCACCATTCAAGAAAAGCCTAGTGCTCTGGGCTGGCCAAACATCAAGCCATGAACGTTACGAGATGATGATGCTGGCCGCTGGAGATGATCCAGAGGAAGGCGTCGTGCTTGATCTGAGCAAGGGACAACCTGGAAAATACACCACCTTCCCGCCGATGGTTTACGCCATTGTGGATGGCCAGATCAAGTACGGCCCCGTCGATGAAGGCCAAGACCTACCCAGAGATGTGGCCGAGATCATGCTGGCCACCATGTCCAAGTGGCTGGAAAGCATGGACACCGGCTGCGAGTGTTATCAGCCAGTGATAACCGACACCTTCACCAACAGGCGCAAAATCGCCGCAGGAAAAACGCCGACCTACGACTGGCGCACCGTCAAGATCGGCCCAAAGACCGCCAGAGGCGAATCGAAAGGCGGCACACACGCATCCCCCAGGCTGCACGACCGTCGCGGCCACATTCGCAGGCTGGCCAGTGGAAAAAACGTTTGGGTCAAGGCTTGCAAGGTTGGCGATGCCAGCCTGGGCGCTGTGTTCCACGATTATGAGATCAAGGCAAAATGACCAAACCCGCAAAGTGCAAGGTCTGCAAGTGCGCCTACACCAAGACCAGACCACTGCAAACGGTTTGCAGCCCACCATGCGCCCTTGTTCTGGCCAGGAAAGCCACAGACAAGGCCCAAGCCAAGGAACAGGCCAAAGATCGCAAGGAAACCCGTCAAAAGCTGGACGCAATGCAAACCAAGCCCCAGCTCACCAAGAAAGCTCAGACAGCCTTCAATTCCTTCATCCGGGCAAGAGATGCGGGTAAACCCTGCATTTCCTGCGGCACGCCACTGAGCAACGAGCCCAACACCTACGATGCCGGACACTACCGATCAGTCGGAAGCGCACCGCACATGAGGTTTGTAGAGGACAACTGCCACGGCCAATGCAAGCACTGCAACAACTACTTGGCTGGAAACCATGTGGAATACCGCCAGCGCCTGGTCGAGCGAATCGGCCTGCAAGAAGTCGAAAGCATTGAGCGCGACAACACGGTGCGCAAATATTCCCACGAAGGCCTGATCGAACTGGCCAAATACTATCGGGCGGCAACGCTCACAACCAAGAAAGGTAAATCATGAAAGCCATCATCATCCTCGCCATTACCTTGGCCGCAACCTTTGCCCAGGCACAGACCACCACTAGGTGCGTCAAGAATTGGGATGGTAGTGTTACCTGCACCACCACACGCAATGGGGGATTCTGATGGACAACCCAGCAGACAAAGTGGAAAAGTGGGACATTGCCCGTCTCACGCCCTACGCACGCAACAGCCGCACCCACTCAGATGAACAGATCAGCCAGCTGGCAGCCAGCATCAAGGAATGGGGCTGGACCACACCAGTCCTGGTGGATGAAGACGGCAGCATCATTGCAGGCCACGGTCGTACCCTCGCAGCCCAACGCCTCAAAATGACCGAAGTCCCTGTCATGGTGGCCAAAGGCTGGAGCGATGCCAAGAAACGCGCCTACGTCATTGCCGACAACAAACTGGCCATGAACGCAGGCTGGGACGAGCAAATGCTGGCGCTCGAGCTCACAGAACTGCAAGGCCTCGGCTTCGGCATGGAGTTGATCGGTTTCAGCAAAGACGAAATCGCAGCCCTCATGCCCAAAGACCCAGACGACGATGGCGCTGACACCAGCAAGTACACCAAGAAGATCGACGCCCCCATCTACCAACCCACCGGCGATTGCCCACCCACGGAAGCCCTCTACGATCCGACCAAGTACACCCAGCTGACAGCCCAGATCCACCAGAACAACGATCTGGCGCCAGAGGTCAAAGAGTTTTTGCTCCTCGCGGCCACCAGGCACATCCGCTTCGACTTCGAGCAGATCGCAGAGTTCTACGCCCACGCAGATCCAGACACGCAGCAGCTCATGGAAGAAAGCGCACTGGTCATCATCGACTTTGACAAGGCCATCTCGGGCGGATACGTCAAACTCTCCCAGGCCATGGGGAAAATCTACGCCAGCGAGAAGGGCGGCGACCAATGACCACCGAAGAACGGCGCTTCGCAGTTTTCATCCTCACTCACGGCAGGGCGAACTGCGTCTACACCTACGAAGCCCTCCGCAAACACGGCTACACAGGCGAGATCTACCTCGTTTGCGATGACGAGGACAAACAGATTAAGCAATACCTGGCGCTCTACGGCCTCGACTCGGTGATTGTCTTCAACAAGCAAGAGGCCATTGACAAAACCGACAGCGGCGACAACCTCAAGAAGCGCAACAGCGTCGTCTACGCAAGAAACCAGAACTTCCAGATCGCAGCCGATCTCGGGCTCACCCACTTCTGGCAGCTCGATGACGGTTACAGTTATTTTGGCTATGCCACAGACAACGACGACGAATACATCACGAAAGACATCTACACCAAAAAGCTCGATGACCTACTCTTTGCCCTCTGCGACTTCATAGACGAATCCGGCGCACACTCCGTGGCCATGTCCCAGGGCGGCGACTTTATCGGTGGCGGCGATGGCACTTTCGTCAAGCACATCAAGAAGGGGAAATTTAGCCGCAAGGTCATGAACTCCTTTTTGTTCAGAGTCGACCGGCCCGTCAAGTTCATGGGGCGCATCAACGAGGACGTCAATATGTACGTCGAATGGGGTCGTCGTGGCCATCTCTTTGTCACAGTCCCTAGGCTTCGCCTTTGGCAGAAGGAAACTCAAGCAAACGCTGGAGGCCTGACCGAGATCTACCTCGACCTCGGAACCTACGTCAAGAGTTTCTACAGCGTTCTCTACGCTCCTTCATGCGTCAGCATTGCCGAAATGGGTCGTGATGATCGGAGAATCCATCATTCAATATCATGGACTCACGCAGTTCCCATGATACTCGACGAGCAGCATCGCAAGCCCAGGCTCTTGTCCCGCTACACCAACACTGTCCAGGAGATGTGACCATGGCAAAACTTGAAAAATCGGTTGTAAAAAAGCAACAGACCCACGGCGGCGCTCGGGAAGGCTCAGGCCGCAAGTCCTTCGAGCCCACAGACCCAGAGCGCAAACAGGTAGAAGCCCTCAGCGGCTACGGCCTCCCCATCGAACAGATCGCAGTCCTGATCCGCGAGGGCATCGACACCGACACTCTGCGCAAGCACTTCGCCACAGAGCTGCAATCAGGCAAAGCCAAAGCCAATGCCCAGGTGGGGAAAACCCTATTTCAAAAAGTCATGGCAGGCGACACTACAGCAGCCATCTGGTGGAGCAAGACTCAAATGCGCTGGGCAGAAACCCAGAAACATGAGCTCACCGGGGCCGACGGCGCTCCCCTGGAGTTTGCCAAGATCGAACGGGTGATCGTCAAGAATGGGTAAGGTCTTGCAACTCCCCACCCCAGAATGGGCCCTGCCCCTTCTGGACCCCAGCCGCTACAAAGGCGCATGGGGTGGCCGAGGCTCAGGCAAATCCCACATGTTTGCCGAGCTCATGATCGAGGCCCACATCATGGACCAGAAGCGGCGCAGCGTTTGCGTGCGCGAGATCCAGAAGTCGCTTAACCAGTCCGTCAAGCGCCTGCTCGAAACCAAGATCGAGGCCATGAATGCCGGGGCTTACTTCGAGGTGCAGGATGCCGTCATCAAGTCCCGCAAGGGCGACGGGGCGATCATCTTCCAGGGTATGCAGAACCACACCGCCGACAGCATCAAGTCGCTGGAGGGCTACGACTGCGCCTGGGTGGAAGAAGCCCAAAGCCTCAGCCAGACCAGCCTTGACCTCTTGCGGCCAACCATCCGCAAGCCAGAGTCCGAGCTCTGGTTTACCTGGAACCCGCGCCTGCACTCCGATCCGGTCGACCACCTGCTCC